TCATTGGCTTGGCAAGTTGACTAGCTGCAGCTGGCACGCCCGCACCTGATCTCGCATGACCGCGTAGTCGCCCAGCATTTTAGCAATGACTGACCCCTCTGGCAGCAACCCAAGTTCCTCGGCCGCGCGCGCCTGGAACTCACGGCTGTACTCGACCACGGGCGGGCAGACGGTGGCGATGCGCGGCTCAGAAATGCCCGTCACGCAGCCGCTCAGCAAGCTCGTCGCGATCGCGAGGGCGGCGAGCCGCGGCCTCCAGCATCCGTCGTTGGACATCATTGGCTTTCTCCGTGGTCTCAAGGCGTTCGGCGAAGCGGCCCGTGCGTTCGCCGGACCGCCGAAGCGAAAACAGGAACAGGAGCACGGCGAGTACGATCGCGCCGTAGCGCAGGGCGGTCCGCATCCACGGGCTTGTGGCGATTCCGGTGAGGAGCGCGGCGATCACCGCCGCCCCCGACGCCAGTCATCCAGACGCGCATAGATCGTGATTGCGATCCCGACGAGCGCTACTGCTATGAACACCCAACGCAGGGTGTCGAGATACGGCACGAGCGGCAGGATGGCGGTCTGGGTCTCGGCCAGGACGCTCTGCGCAACCTCGACACCCGCGGCACCCAGCGTCGCCACGCCAGCCGCGCCACCGCCCTTCATCGTGCGGCTCTCGGCCAAAACCTCGCGCGCTGGTGGCGTTTCTTCGGCGAAGGCCGTCGCCCGGACCGGGAACCGCTCGCCCCACTGACGCGCGGGCCCCAGGTCGACATGCATGAACCCCGAGCGGGGGTAGAAGCCGAAGCCGAGAAACCCGACCTCTCGCGCCGCCGCCTCGAACGCCACCGGGTCGTGGTTCGCCATGGCGATGTCGAAGGCGGCGCCGTCGAGGTGCTTGGAGCGGGTCGCACCGCCCACGGCACGGTTGTGCTCGGGGCTCCGATAGGCGGAGCGCACGATCAGCGGCTTGCCCAGCCGGTCGCGCAGCGCCTGCAGCCTGTCGAGAGCTGGTTCGTTGACCAGCAGCTTGCCGGTGCCCCGGCAGGCGATCTCAGCCGGGCTGAAATTCGGCCAACGCCAGGTGCCCTCGGGCGCCTCGCGCCAGTGGTCGTAGAACGTCGTGGTCATGGGGGTCCTCCGGAAATGAAAAACCCGCCTCGAGGGCGGGTCATTGCGGGCTGATGAATGGGGATGGGGCGCGGCTACGGGGCTACGGGCTGCCGCCGAAGATCTTCAGCTTGATTGCGATGCCGGCGAGCAGCGCCAGCATGACGCCGGTGGTGATCATGCGGACGGCGGTCTGCATCGCGGTGCGGCGCACCAGCCGGATGCAGTCGACCAGGGAGCGCAGATCGCGGATGTCGAGCGCGGCCTCGTCGCCGTCGAGGCCGACATCGGCCAGCGCGCGCTTCGCGCCTTCCTCGGCCGCCCGCGTGAGGATTGCTTCGAACTCGGCGTCCGGCATGCGGACGTAGCCTTCGGATCGGGGTGGGTTCATCGGGTCCTCCTTCCGCCGTTCAGCCGACCTTGCAGCCCCAGAAGGACGTGTGGTCTGCCGCGAAATAGCCGTCCGCCACCCGGAAATACCCCTGCAGCTCGACGGTATCGCCCGCGGTGAGCGGCACCATGGTCTGCAGCCAGATCGCGGTGGCGAGGGAGACGTGGGTGGCGGAGATTTCGCCGAGGGAGCCGCGGATTTCCGTCGTGCCGTTCAGCACCAGCCGCCCGCGCATGCGGGCCGTGGCGCTGGCGTTGATCTTGTAGAGCAGCGTCGCGCCAAAGAGGTAGGTGCCGTCCACTGGCGCCACAAAATGATTGTTCGCGGCGTCGAACGCCGCTTGGTCGTTATAGTCGGTGTTGTTGAGGCCGATCTTCGTCCAGGTCCCGATGCCGACGTAGTTGTCGTAGTTGGTGTACGCCTTGAACCGGGGCAGCCGGGGCTGGTCGACGATGCCGTTGGCGTTGTCGACGCTGAGCCCGTCGAAGAAAGTGCTGCCGTCGGCCGAGACGGCGAGCCGGAACCGGTCCGAGCCGAAGAGCCCAACCAGCGCCTTGGTCACGAAGCCGGTTTGCAGCGTGAGCCCGAGATCGTCGCCAGCGGCCTCCTTGTTCATCGTGTAGAACAGATCGCCGGTGCCGCCCTCAGCCACGGTTTTCGCCGTCAAGAGCGCGGCGTTCAGCTTGGCCGAGAACGGGTTCGACGCATCCGCGGTGGTCCCGAGCCCCAGCAGCGCGAGGTTCTGCAGCGCGGCCGGCGTGGTCCCGACCCAACTCGCACCGTCGTAGACCAGCAGCAGGCCCTCGTCCTCGACCCACGCCCGCCAGCCGGTCCGCGGCGGCAGGCGCAGCCATGCGCCGTCGGTCCAGAGAGCGACGTTCAGGTCCCAGCCCGCCCAGTCGCCGGTCGCGCCCGAGCCGACGATGTAACGGTCACCATCGGCAGGGCTGCCGGGCGGGGCCGTCAGGTCCCGGTCGAGGACGGAGAGCTGCACGAGCCCGTCGAGGATCCGCAGCGCCTCGTTGTGGGTGACGTGCTTCTGGGCCTGCGCCGCGAGGACGTAGGGCAGCAGGAGATGGGTCGTGGCGTCGGACATGGGAGCCTCAGAAGCTTAGCGTGATGGTCTTGGGCGCGCCCCGTCCCACGAGGGCGGAGAGCTGGAAGATGCGGACGGTGAGGCTATCGCCGGGGCCGAGCGGCGCGCCCCAGTCGGCGGTCTGGTCTGCGGCGGTGTAGACCGCGCTGGTGGTGGCGGTGCTCAGCACCCGTTTCACGGCAGCGCCGTCGAGAATCTCGACCTCGTAGGCTTCCAATTCCTCGCCGAGCGGCACCTCGAGCCCGCCCCAGCTGTCGGCCGCGAGTGCCCGGGACCGGCGTGTCCAGCGGATCATCAGATCGCCGGGACTGCGCGCCTTGCGCCAGGGCTGCTCCACATGGGCGACCGAGAACGGCCGCAGGCCGGCGCCCGCGGGCGTGAAGGCCTGCGCCAAGTAGGTCTCGTCGCTGACCGGGCGGCTTGCGGGACCGATGCGCCAGTTCCACGGGATGCCGAGATCGGCCTCGGCGATGGGCAGTGACGCCAGCGCGGTGTCCAGCACGACGACCCGCGCGCCAGCAGGCGCCGGGTTGCCCATCGCGCCCTCTGTACCCCGCTGGCCGCGCAGGAGCCGGGTCAGGCGGTACCGGCCTGGGGCGAGCAGCTCGGCTGCGCCCGCCTGCACGATCTCCCAAACGCCGGGCGTGGTTTCCACTGCCAGCGCGTTTGCCCCGCCGAACAGCGTCAGGTCCGTGACGCTCTCCAGCGTGCCCGTCAGCAGATCGACCACCAGAGCATTGCCGAGGTCGAAGCGCGAGGTTGGGCCCGCGAAGAAGTCGGAGACCAGCACCCCGATCCGGGCGCGGCTGCCAAACGTGGTCAGAAGCTCGAAGCCATCGGTCGAGGGGCTGCGGAACACCGCCATTTCGCCGGGCCAGGGAACCGCGTGCGCGGCGACCAGCGGCCGATGCGCGGGCTGGTCCTCGGTCAGCTGCGGCAGGTCCATCAGCACCGCATCCGGCGCGCCGAACACGACGGCCCGCGTCAGCGACGCCGCACGGGGATCGCCGGGCGGCAGGTCGTAGGTCGCGCGGTCCTGGCGGACCGCCTCGATTCCGCGCGCCTCGGCGTCGGCGATGGAGACGAGCCGCAGGTCGACCAGCCGCCCGTCATGCTCCAACCGGATCGCGTCGGCCGGATCGAGCGCCAGACGCGAGGGCGGCAGCCGGAACGCCGCCGTCTCGCGCCCCACCCACGCCTCCATCAGCGCGCGGCGGCAGCGGCGTTCGGCCTCCTCGGGCGGCACAGCCATAGGGAAGGACTCGGAGGCGATCCGGGTCGTATCCACGGTGATGCGCCGGGCTTCGACGAGTGCGGCGTCGTAATCCTCGTCGGCGCGGGCGACCTGCCACTTCAGCGCCTGCGGCAGCTCGGTCTCCTGGCCGCGCGTGAGCTCTAGAACGTCGCCCTCGCGAGCGGCCACCAGATCGTCGGGCGCGAGGGTGGCGACGGAGGCCCGGCCGCGCATGATGAAGCGGATCACGCCCTCGGTCTCGATGGCATCGAAGCCGAAATGCCGCGACAGCGTGGTGATCGAGGCGCGCGGGCTTTCCAGCGCGGTGATGGCGTAGCCTTCCACTGCGCCCCAGAGACCGAAGACATCGATGCGGGCTTCGGGAAGACCAGCGCGCAGGCAGAGGTGCCGGACCAGCGCCGCGAGCGACACCGCGCCGAGCCGCCCCGTCAGCCAGTGCCCGAGCCGCCAGTTCGCCCCGTCCGTCCAGACGTCGGTCAGCGCCGGAAAGAAGGGATAGGGCCGTGCATCCCAGGTCCAGGCGGCGCATTCCGGCACATGCACCATGCGGCCGCCGTAGACCGAGGACACCGGGTTGTTCGCGGCCTCGCCCCACCAGAGATAGGTCGCCTCGAGATAGGCCCGCTGGATGGCGTCGTCGCGCCAGCCCCGCGAGAAATGCGGCGTGAAGCTCTCGGACGACTTCGGGTCGAAGAAGACGTTCGGCTGGTTCGTGCCCCGGTCGATGGCGGGACAGCCGAGCTCGGTGAACCAGATCGGCTTCGACTGGGGCGCCCACGCGGTCGGCGTGCCGCTCTCCACCCCACCGGGGCGGTCGTAATGCGCGTTCGCCCACCAGGCGCGCAGATCCTTGTAGCGGAAGACCCACGGCTTGGCCGCCGCGCCGTCCGTGATCGGGGTCCGCACCTGCGCGGATCGGTCGGCGGCGCTGGCATAGAACCAGTCGAAGCCTTCGCCGCCCGCGATGTTCGCCTGCAGGTAGGCGCGGTCGTAGATTGCGGGCCACCCCTCGGCCGCGTCCGCATGCTCGAACCCGTCGCGCCAGTCCGAGAGCGGCATGTAGTTGTCGATCCCGACGAAATCGATCTCCGGATCGGCCCAGAGCGGATCGAGGTGGAAGAACACGTCGCCGCTGCCGTCGCCCGGCTGGTGCCCGAAATACTCGCTCCAGTCGGCCGCATAGCCGATCTTGGTCCCGGAGCCGAGGATCGAGCGTACATCCGCGAGCAGGTCCCGATTGGCTTGCACCGCCGGATAGGTATTGGCGCCCGAGCGGATCGTCGTCAGGCCCGGCATCTCGGTGCCGATCAGAAAGGCATCGACCCCGCCCGCCGCCGCGCAGAGATGGGCATAGTGCAGCACCATGCGGCGCAGGCCCCAGTCGCCGGGCGTGCCTGTCCACGAAACCGTCTGACCCGAGACGCTGAAGCTGGCGAGCGTGGCCGCACCGAACAGCGCCGCGACCTGGCTTGCGGCCGTGGCGGTCTTGTCCACGGTTCCGGCGTAGCCCGCCGCCGGAGAACAGGTGATCCGCCCGCGCCACGGGAAGGCAGGCTGGCCGGTCTCGGAGGCATCGTCGGAATACGGGTTCGGCAGCGTGTTGCCGGGCGGCACATCCATGAGGATGAACGGATAGAAGGTGACGCGCAGCCCGCGTGCCTTCATCTCCTGGATCGCCTGCACGACGGCGAAGTCGGACGGCGTGCCGCCATAGACCGGGCGGTCCTGATCGTCGCGGCTGACGAGGAAGGCGTTGGCGCGGCTGACGCCATTGACCGACCAGCTGGCGGGTGTGGTCGACTTGGCGGACACCTCAACGCCGGGCCGCACCTTGCAGGAGCCTGCCCGCAGGTCGTCGCCGAACCACGCCACCACGAGGCTGACGCTCTCGACCGCGGGCGCCATCGCCTGCAGCCGGTCGAGCGCCTCCACCATGTCGGTGGAGTCTGCCAGCGCGTTCAGGTTCTCGGGCACCGTCGCGCCGCCATCGGTCTTCCGGATGGCCTGTGTCGCGTAGGTGAACTCGCCCGAGGCCGGGATCATGGTGACGGCGCGGGTCAGCCCCTCGGCGGTGTCGGGATCGGCGAGCGGCCGGAACACCTCGAAGGACAGCTGCGGCAGACGGTTGCCGTACGTCGAGAGCGCCAGTTCCTCGAACACCACATAGGCGGTGCCGCGATAGGCGGGCGTGCTGGCGGCGCCCATCTTTGCCGCGATGAACGGATCGGGGCTCTGCACCTCGTCGCCCGGATACCAGCGCCAGGTGACGCCGGAGAGGTCCATCGGCTTGCCGTCGGCCCAGATGCGGCCGATGCCGGTGATCGGCCCCTCGCAGAGCGCCACGGCGAAGCTGGCGTAGTAGAGATACTCGGTCGTCTTGACCTTGCCGCCCCCGCCGCCCTTGCCGCCGCCCTGCGTGGTGGTCTTCGTCTCCTCGCGGAAATCGGTCGCCCAGATGATGTTGCCGCCCATCCGCATTCGCCCGTAGAGCCGCGGGATGACTGCGCCCTCCGTGGCCGAGGTGATGCGCAACGTGTCGAGCCGCGCACCCTCGATGCGCTGCGTCGGCGCGAGCGACGAGATGATCCAGCTGTCGACGACCGAGCCGATGGTGGACCCGATGAAGCCGCCGATGGTGGCGGCGCTGACGCCGAGGATCGCGCCGCCGATCGAACCGCCAATGGCGGCGCCAGCGGCACCGAGAACGAGGGTAGCCATGTTCGGGTCTCAGCGTTGCGGGAACAGGAAGGCGAAGGCGATGCGCCGCCGCCAGGCTTGGGTGAGCGGTTCCTCGATCACGCCAAGCCGCTCGTAGGCGTGCAGGAAGATGTCGTGCCCGGTCAGGATCCCGACATGCTTGGCGATGGCGCGCGGCTGCATCCGGAAGAGGACCAGCGCGCCGGGACCGGGCTCGCTAGGCGATACCTCGATCATCATGCGCCGCGCGCCTTCCGCCAGAACCTCACGCGGGCCTGTCTCGCCCCAGTCGCGACTGTAGGCCGGGATCGGGAACGGCTCCGGGCCGACGACCTCCCGCCAGACGCCCCGCGCGAGCCCGAGGCAGTCGCAGCCGACGCCGCGCAGGCTGGCCTGGTCGTGATACGGCGTGCCGAGCCAGGAGCGCGCAATGGCGATGACGCGGCCGGCGTCGGCGGCCTTCACAGCACGCCGCCTTTGTGTCCGCCATCCTTGATGGCGTAGCGCAGCACCGCGTCCTGGCCGGGGATGTGCGGGAAGCCCCGGAAGTTGGCGGTGTTGGCGAACTTCGCCCCGCAGGTCTCCATCCGCTTGTCGCAGCCCGCGCGGATGGTGAAGGCGTCGCCCTCGGCGATCGCGCGCACCGGCGCTTCGAGCAAGGTCAGCACGGCGATGCCATCCGTGACGTCGTGGCCCAGCACCTCGGTGCGCCGCCCCGCGTTCGCGCCGCTCGTCCAGTCCAGCGTGCCGAAGGTGAACCAGCCGGCGGCGAAGCCGCCAAGGCCTGATGCGGTGAAAGCCCGGTCGCGCAGGAAATCGATGACGGCACCGGTGCCCTTGAAGGCCGGATCCTCAAGATCGACGCCGCAGCGCCCATCGCCGAGCGCGGCGTCGCAGGTCGCCTGGAACGTCCGCCCCACCGTCTGGCCCAGCACATGGGCAAGCGAGCGCACCTCGGCGACGAAGGCGAGCCGCCCGCGCCGGATCTGGCCGATGGCCCCGCGCCGCATCATCACGCGCTGGCCAGTATCGGTCCAGTTCACCCGCCAGACCTCGACCTCGGCGTTATCCCAGCGGCCGTCGAGAATGTCGGTCTCGGTGATCCGGTCAGAGGTCAGCACGCCTTCCGCGTCCTGCGCATCGACCGAGAGGTCCGAGCCCGAGCGAACCTCGGATGCCGTGAGACCGCTCTCGGGTTCGAAATCCGTCCCGTCGAAGGCGAGCGTCCGGTCGTGGTCGGTGAAGCCGAAACTCGCACCGTCGGCCCGCGCGATCCGCCAGCACCAGGCGAGCGTCGTCGTGCCCTCGTCGAGATGGGCCTGCAGGTCGGGATCAAGGGTTTTCATCGGCGCAGTTCCACCAGTGGAATGGAGGTGATCGAGCCGAGCCGCTCGAGGTCGAGCGTCACGTCGAGCACGTCGGTGTCGAAGCGGACCGGCACGTCGAACTCGAAGCCCGCGGTGATGGCGACGCCAGCGCCCGGGGCGGCGCTGAAGGTGACGACACCGGTGGTGGTGTCGACCGACCAGCCGGAGGGCTGCTCGACGCCCGACAGCGCGATGCGCACGGTTCCGGTCACCGGCTTGGCGATGGCGCGCGACCAGGATTGCCCGCCCGAGGCGTAGCGCTTGACCAGCTGGAAAGCGGTGGTCGTGGCATCGCCGGTGCCGATCGCCTGGTCGGTCGGGGATAATGCGCCCGAGGGCAGGCAAGACTTGTGATCCGCCCAATCCTTGAACCGGAAGCCGTGAAGACGGCCGTTCCGCGCCTCGAAGAAGGCGACGACGGCGGCGAGATCGTCGGCGCGGCGGATGCCGTAGGCGACATCGTAGCGCCGGCGCGAATTGGCCCAGCTTGCGTTGCGCTCCTCGTCCCCGGAGGCGAGTTCGACAATCTGGGTGCGCCGCTCCGGCCCGCCCCGCGCGCCGCGACTGATGTTGTCGGGGAACCGGACCTCGTGAAACGCCATCACATGCCCCTCCGCCCCAGCGACACGGCACGGGCGATGTCTGCGGCGACCTGCGTGCGGGACTGCCGGAAGCTCTCGGCGTCACGCGCCATGATGGTGACGTTGACCCCGCCGCCCGCGCCGTAGCTCTGCGCCTCACGACGTGACAGCACGCGCTCGCCGCGCTGCAAGATCGCGGGCACCTCGTCGTGGCGGAGGCCGGCCATGCCGCCACCATGCATTCGGGGCGCGGCGGCGAAGGCCATGGCAGATACTATCCGTGAGGGCCCGGCCGATCCGACCATCCCGCCCGCATGCAGGACGTTGGCGAAGATCCCGCCAGCACCAGCGAAGACACCCGAAAGTGCATTGGCGATCGGCCCGAGGATGAACCGCCGCGCTGCCAGCTGGGCGAGATCGGCGAGCAGCGAAGTGACCAGATCTCGGAAGTTCAGCTTGCCGGTCTTCACGAACTCGCCGACCGCGTTCTCCGCCGACTGGAAGGCGCCTACGAGGCTCTGGCCGATGTCACCACCGATGTCGCGCGCCCTGGTGGCGTAATCCGACAGCGCCGCCGTGACCGCCTGCCAACCGGAGACGGCAGCCTCGGTCGCGGGCTCCGCCGCAGCGGCGGCAGCCCCGGCCGCCGCGCCTGCATCTGTTGCGGCGCGCCCGGCATCGCCAAGCGCGGTCTCCAGCCGCTCCGCCGCGCTGGTGGCCTCGGTCAGCGCGTCCGCGCTCGCCTCGTCAGTTCCACGCACCGCGTCGCGAAGCGCCAGCCAGCTTTCCAGCGGGGCGCGGGCCCCTTCGGCCAGATCACGCGCGGCGCCCCTATAAAGGTTGGCGGAATCGAGCGCCCTGTTCGCCGCCTCTGTCAGCCCCAGATCGGGCGCAGTGAGCGGGTTGTCCTCGAAAGCCCGGTCGAACGCCGTCTGCGCGGCCGTCGTCGCGGCCGTCGCCGCCCCTTCGAAACGGTTCTCGATCTGCCCAAGGTCGAGGTCCGGCACCAGCGAGATGCGTCGCTCCGACCCGAGCGCTTCGAGCCCCTGGTTGATGCCGCCGATGAAGCCGTTGATGCGCGAGACCACCCCGTTCAGCATCGCCTCGACGCCGTCGACCAGGCTGTTGGCCGCCTGGAACGCCAGATCGCCGATGGCGGCGGGCAGCAGTCCCCAGATCGCCTTGATCGCCTCGTAGGCGCCTTCGAAGGTGTTCGCGGCGGTGTTGCCGAAGGCAACGACACTCTCGATGGCGCTCTGCATGCCCGAGGCAGCATCGGCCTTCAGGTCGAAGAACATCGCCGTGGCGGCCGCACCGGCCGCAGCGGCGCCCATTCTGATCCGCTCCCAGACATCGACGGCGAGGTCCTTCAGGAGCGACATCGCCTCGCCGAACCCGCCCGCGCCGGAGACGAGCCGGGTGAACTGGTAGACGAGCTCCCCCGCGCCGACGATGAGCGCGCCGATGCCCGTGCGGATCAGCGCGCCGCGCAGGACGACGAGCGCCGTGGCGAGGCCGCGGACCGAGAGCGCGGCAACGGCCATCCCGGCGACCCAGCGGCCCGCGAGGAACGCCGCGAAGGTGGCGGCGTAGGTGGTCAGGCGACCGATGTTGTCGAAAAGTCCGCGGATCGCGATGCCCAGCGGGCCGGTGCGGTTGGCGACCGCCGCCATGGCGTTGGCGACGGCTTCCAGCGCGGGGGCTGCGGCGACGGCGAGCTGGTTCGAGAGCCCGCGCCAGATCAGACCGAGCCGGGAGATGGCGTCGTTCGTCCGCTCGATCTGGTCAGCGTCCTGCTCCGAGACCACGACCCCGAAAGCGAGGACGTCCTCGGTCGCCTGGCGCAGCGTCGCGGTGTCGATCCGCGACATGGCGATGGAGCCTTCCTCGCCGAAGAGCTGGCCCGCTACTGCAGCGCGCTCGGCGGCAGGCACAAAGCTCTCGATGGCGGTGTTGATCGCACCCACACGCTGGTCCAGCGGCAGCGCGATCAGCTGGCTGGCCGAGAGCCCCAGCCGGTCGAGCGCGTCGGCGGCGGGGCCGGTCCCGGCGGCCGCCTGACTGAGACGGCGCGTCAGATCCTTGGTCGCCTGCTCGATGCCGGACATCGACACACCGGCCAGCTCGCCCGCGCGCTCCAGCGTCTGGATCGAGGCGACCGTGGTGCCGAGGGATTGCGCGAGTTTCGCCTGCGCATCCACCGTCTGCAGGCCGGAGCGAACCATCGCCACGCCCGCGGCAGCAGCAGCGGCCACGGCGGCGGCCGCCGCAACCCGCACCCGCCGCGAGAAGGCCGCGAGCCGGGCGTTCGCCGCCTCCATCTCCCGGCTCAGCCGTCCGAAGCCGCGCGACCCGGCCTCGCCGACACCTTCCAGTTCGGCGCGCACCTGCCGTCCGCCCACGGCCGCGAGGCGGACGCTGACCCTCTTCTCAGCCATGGGATTGATCCATCTGTTCGTTGAGTTTGGCGACCATCACCGCTTCGATGACGGGCAGCAGTTCGGCCATGGCGAGGCGCGGCACGCCGAGGGCGTCACCGAGCGCCAGTGCCGCCGACATGTCCCAGCCGATCACGGCGCCGGGCAGGACACGCAACTGGCCGCCGAGACGACCGACCAGGTCCCAGACCTGCCAGCCCTCCGGTGTTTCCGGACGGTTCAGCCGCGCCGGGCAGTCCGGGCAGGCTTGCTCGCGGCCCTCGTAGGGTGCGCAGGCTTGGCAGTAGCGCTCGCCCCCGCCGAAGGACCATTCGGCGAGAGCGCGGAGGCGTTTTTTTCCTGTTCCAGCAGCAGGCCTTTGGAGACGTAGGTCAGCTGGAACGCCTCGAAGATCGGCCAGACGTCGAGCAGCGCGTCGATAGCCTCGGGGCTCGGGGCGATGGCGTTGCCGTCCGCGTCGCCGATGCCCTCCCAGGCGAGCACCGCCCGCCGCGCCAGTGCTTTCGCGAAAGCGACGGCGCGCTCCTCGTCCGAGGCGTCCTCGGGCACCGCCTCGACGGCCGGGCCGCTGCGCGTCGCCACCATCAGTGCTGTGGTCAGCGGGCGGAGCTGCACCCGGACGGCGGGGGCGAGGTCATGCCAGCGTGGCGCGTTGGTCAGGTCGAGCGTCAGCATCAGTACGTCTCCACGTCGTTCACGAGGGTTGCGGTGCACATCCGGCCGACCACGCTGTCCCGCGCGGCCTGCCAGTCGAAGGTCGCCTGCACGCCCTGCGGCCCGGAAATCTCGATGCGCGGGCGCGGCAGGTAGACGGCGTGCACGGTGAAGGTGAAGCTCTCGCCCGAGGGCAGGACGTAGGCGAACTCGAGCTCGCAGGCCTCGCCGTTGATCGCCTGCGTCACCAGCGTCTGGTCGGCGAAGCGCACCTCGATCCGGCCGGTCAGCGCGGCGATGGACGGGTCCGCCCCGTCGATGCGCCCGTCCGAGCGGATGGTCTCGATCCGGTCGAGGTTGTTGGCATAGGTGATCTCGGCCGAGACCACGTTGCCGAGCGCGGTCCCATTTCGGGTGATCGAGCCGTTGAAATGCCCGAAGCGCTTCAGCTCCAGCGCGGCTGGTGTCCCTGCGCTCGTCGTGGTCTCGACCGTCTCGCCCTGCGCCACCAGCCGCGCCGTGGCGGTCAACAGGCCCGAGCGCTGCATCTGCCAGGTGATCTGGTCGAGCACGCAGCCGGAATACATGGCAAAGCGCGGCACCTCCGGCATGCCGGTCTCGATCGACATGCTGGGCAGCGTCCAGGACCCGGACTGAAACTCGTGGCTGTACGGGGCCTCCACACCGGTGGTTGTCGGTGACCCGAACGCTGCCTTCAGCCAGAAGCCGAAGGCCTCGGCGTCGAGCGGCACGACGACATCGCCGTCGGCCGTGACCGCATCCTTGATCGGCGCCAGCGGATCGCGGCCGTAGCCGAGAAGCTCCGAGTTCAGCAGCGGTTGCTCGGCACCGAGCGAGGTGCTGGCGAAGGGCATGCGGGTGAAGCCGCTGACGGGCGGTGTTCCATAGGTCGTCTCGAACGCAAGCGCCATCAGCGCCCGCGCCCCTTGGGCTCGTGCCATGGTGTTCTCCTCGGGTTGTCGGGATCAGCCGAGCGGATCGGCCGTGGAATAGTGCAGCACCACCGGGATGACGGCCGCCTTCAGGCTGGCCGCGCCCTCGACGGGAAGATCGACGGGCCGTGGCGCTTCCGCCTCGACCCAGTCGCAGAGCCCGCCCAGCGTGCGGTCGGCCGCGAGAGCCGTGCCAATGCTGGCGGTCAGCGTGTCGAAGGCGGCGTCACGCGCCGCGCCTTGGACCACCGCCTCGATCTCGGCGCGGTGCTGGTAGTGGTAAGCCAGCGGCGACAGCGTCACCTCCGGCTCCCCCGGCTCGCCATCGCGCAGGATCAGCAGGCCACCGACTTGCACGCGCTCGGGCAACACCTCACCCCGCAGCGCGGTGGCCGGCAGCAACGAGAGCCGCGCGTGCAGCGCGGCGAGGATGGTTTCGCGGGGTGTGGGCATGTATTTGAGAAACCTTGGCGCTTCGCTATCGTGTGTGGAGAGGGATCAAAGAGTTGGGTGTGCGATGCTCGCGGAAGATTGGCTTGAACGAACTCAACCCGGCTACCAAGAGCTCTCGAACGTCGAGCGATCAGCGGTGGCCGGATTCTCTATCGTCTGGAGTGTCTTCGAGGCGCGGGCTCTTTCGACGAATGCAAACGCAACTGCCATCGTCCGATTTGTCGACGAAAACGCGGCGAGCTTTGGTTCGGCTGAGCCATTCGGAGATGCTTTGGCGTATTTCCGGCAGAGGTACGTTTCAGACGGCCAAACCAATCACAAGTTTGAAAGCCTGCATTTTCGACGAAACGACAGACGGGAACTCGTGGAAGCTGTTCTGCTGGGACATGAAGCTACAGCGATCGAGATTGTCACAGCCTTGCTCATCATTGTCTTTCGGCTGCGAAATAACCTCTTTCATGGAATCAAATGGGCCTACGAAATGCGCGATCAGCAGCGGAACTTCGAGAATGCGATAGCCGTCCTGACGCGCGTCCTCGATTCCAACGCGGCATGAGTGTTGAAATGGCGGTCTCAGGTTAGCCGCCCCTCCACCCAGTTCCCCACGATCAGCCCCGGCACGCTGTCCAACGCCCGGTCTGCATCTCGTGCGAGGTCCAGCCGCTTCGGCAGTTTGACCTGCGGCACCAGCAAGAAGATCGGCGCGGTGACCTTGCCGCGCCCGGTCTTCGAGCGCGACACCACCGCCTGTCCCTTCGTGTTCAGCCGTCCCTCCGCCACAAGCAGGCTGGGACCGGTGCGGCGATAGACGAAGCGCAGGCGCAGCCCGCGTCGCCGTTCCCATTCGCCGGGCGTGATCCTGCCGCCGCGCAGGGACTTGCCTGCGGCGGGCAGCGGGATCGCCAGCCAGAAGCCATTCTTCGAGCGGATCAGCGGACCGCTGTCGTGCGCGCCGACGATGACCGGAGCCTTGGACCAGACCAGCGCTGCCGCATCGAGGCTTTCGCCCGCCCTCGGGAAGCTCTGGCTCCGGATCGAATTGGCCAGCCGTTTGCCGAGCCCCGCGCCAGTGATCTGCAACCGCCAGGCCGACTTCAGCCCGGTCCCGGCCTCACGCATGGCGGCCGTCACCGCGCGTTCGCCCGCCGCGACCTCGGCCGCCATCATCGCGACGATGTCGGGATCAATGTCGAGCTCCAGTTTCACGCGGGCCTCAGATCGACAGTCCAGACCAGCCGCTCGCGGTCGCGAATTGGCTCTCCCTGGATGAGGAAGGCGTCGCCGTCGATCTCGATGCGGTCGCCGGGGCGCGGTGATGGAACCTCGGCCACGCGCAGGTCGAGTCGGGTGGTCTCGGACCAGAGCCGAGCATCGCCTAAGTCGCTGATAGCGTCCGCACGCCGAGCGACGGCACGCACCAGCACGGGCGCGCCGTCGTCGGCGATGTAGACCGCATCCCGGCCGATGTTGGGATCCGCGAAGAGTGCACTGAGCGCGGCGGCGAAGGCGCTCATCAGAAGGTCGCGTTCAGGCGCACCCGGCCGATGGTGTCGCCCGCGCCGCTCGCAACCGCTTCCACAGCCACACCGATGAGGGTGTTGTCAGTGGCGACCGTGGTGCAGCGCTTGTTGGTGTCGTCCCAATAGACCTTGGCGCCGACGGTCCAGGCCTGGGAGCCGACCTTGGTGATGTCAAAGACGCCGGCGAGCGCGGTCTCGACCGCCTCGCCGAGGGCGGCCGCTCCGGCGGCGATACCGAAGATGGAGCCCACGAGCAGGCCATCGCCGGAGGCGACGGCATAGGGCGCGGTCAGGGTGATGGTGTTGCCGGGCTGGACGTAGGTTTTCATGATGGGGATCCTCGTGGAAAGACGAAGGGCGGCCCGTCAGGACCGCCCGTGTGTCAGGGTTCAGCACGTCGGGGTGCTGGTTACGCGCCCGGGTTCTTGTAGAGGCCGCGCCAGTCGATGGCCTTGGCGCCGAAGTCGAGGCGGCACTTGATCTCGACGCCGTCGACGTCGAAGCCGTTTCGCGTCTCGATGTACGCGCCCTGCTGGCCTTCGAGATAGGCGTACTCGATGGTGTCGATCTGGTTCGGGCTGGCCGCCAGATACCAGGCGGTCTCGCTCGCGGCGTCCAGCCGCGGCTCGCTGATCGGCGCGAGCGTCCGGATCGACTGCGGCACCACGCTGGACGTCGCGGCGGGCACAAGGTTCTGGGCGACCAGCTGCTCGGCCTTCAGTTCCAGCGAGGCGGGCACGATCAGGAAGGCGGGGCGAACGTTCAGCACCGTCTTCTTGTCGAGACCCGTCTGCTTGGCCATCGCCGCCCGCGCCGCGCCGACGCTGCCGACATCGAGCGCAGCACCAGTGCCCGCGAGGTTCTTGTGCGTGGTGTGGAACAAGGCGTTGCCGTCGGCCATCGCCGGGTTGGCGGTGATGATGCCCCAGACCACGTCCGACTCCAGCTGGGCGATGGAGTTGCCGTACATCGCCGGGATCCGCGTGAAGGCGTCGAGATCGTCGTTGATCAGCGTCTGGCGGGTGATCGCGACCACCCGGCCATAGGTCTTGACCTTGTAGCTCTCCTTGCTCTCGCCCAGCGTGCCGCGCTTGAACTCACCGCTTTCGCCCACCTCCAGCAGCTGCGGCGCTTCACCGAGCTGGACCCGATGCATGGCCTTGAAGTCGGTGGCGAGAACCTGGCGGCAGAACAGCATGAAGGTGCGGGGATAGGCCTCGTAGGCTTGCCGGAGGGTCTTGTTGGTGACGGCCGACAGTATCTCGGGGAAGTCCGAGGTCGAGTGCAGCGCGCGCGTCGCGACCTCGTCGCGCGACAGGCCGCGCGAGTTGACCCCGGCATTGCCGAGGCTTTCGCGGGCCAGTTCCAGCAGCGTCATGCCGCGATACTGGCGGGCGGCGTCCTCCAGCTGGAACAGCGTCGGGCTGTAGCGGTGCAGCAGCGCGTTCGCCACCGCGTCGCGGCGGGTGATGCGCTCGTCACGGCCGCCGAGCGGCACCGAAACGTGCGGGAAGGTTCGGGTCTCGTCCGACTTGGCGGCGACTTGGTCGAGGATCAGGCGGCGGGACTCGTCGACGCTGACGCCGCGCTTGACCAGATCCTCGGCGAAGCCGCGTTCAAGGTTCAGCCGCCCGGCCAGATCGTAGATGGTGGAGACGCGGTCACGCTCGGCCTCGCGGGCGCGGGTGGCGACCGCTTCGGTGTCGGGCGCGCCAAGGGCATCGGGATTCTGAAGCTTCGGCTGGGCGCGGGTTTCCACTGCAGCGACCTTCGGGTCCGGCGCAGCCGCTTTCGGCTCGGTCATGGGAGTGTCCTCGGTTGCGACCGGCTCGGTCGGCTGGGTGGTGGTGGGTGCGGCGTCGCTCGCCGGGGTCTGGGTCTTGTCCGTCATCGGGGATGCTCCTTGCGGTGTGGGGGCGTCCCGGCGGTGAAGGACGCAGTCGTGAAGGGGATGCTGGGCGCGGAAGCCCGCTGCCGGGTCGGCGCCGACCACGACGGCGGAGACCTCGAATGGCGTCCAGTCCACCGCGCGCCAGAGTTCGCGCGCGGCCTCGGGTTTCGAGACCTCGAAGCGGTGGACCTGGTAGCCGATCGAGACCGCACGGATGTGCCCGGCCTGGATATCACGCCAGATCGGCTCGACATCGGAGCGCTCGCTGATCCGCACCAAGGCGATGCCGCGACCGTTCTCGATCCGCGCCGAGCCCGGCACGACCGAACCGATCACCGCGTCGAGCGTGTCGAGCTCGTGCACCTTCAGGAAGGGCGCACCCGCGTTCAGCCGGTCGAGCCGGACATGGGCGGGATCGAGGCTCAGTTCCTCGTCATAGGGTTCGCCGAAGAAGGTGGCGCGCCGCACGCGGGCCCCGGCCGACCAGACCACCTCGACGGTGCGGCTGTCGGCATCGGCCGTGTTCGGCGCAAGCACCGCCGACCGGCGCATGGCCGGCAGTTCGATCATCGTGTCCATGAAGGTCAGTCCTGTTGGTCGGCCTGCGCCGGGTCGGTTTCCGCGTTGGCGGAGGGGTCATCGGCCGGTTCGTCTGCATCCGGATCGGTGGCCGGATCGCTGGTCTGCGCGCTGCCGGTCTTGGTGACGCGCCGCGGATCGCTGTCGAGCACCAGCCCCAGCGCATCGAGCTTGGCGTTGGTCGCGGCGATCTCGGCCAGCACCGCATCCGGGTTCCGGCCCTGCCGCGCGATCACCTCGGCCAGAGTCATGGTGCCGGAGCGGATCGACAGCAGGTTCGCCATCGCGTCCTTCTGCGGATCGACCGCCTCGAACTTCGGCGGCGACCATTCGACAGGCACGATGGGCGACGGGATCTGGCCCGCCGCCCACGCCGCTTCCGCGAACCATCGCCACACGGGCGCGCAGAACATCGGGATGAACAGCTGCCACTGCACGGCGTCGATCTGACGGCGGAACTCGACGAGCCCGGCCCGGATCGAGGAATAGTTCACCTGAGACAGGTCCCCGGTCAGCAGCTCGTAGGGCACCCGGAACCCGGCCGAGATCGTGTGCAGGCTGGCTCGCTTGTACTCGCCGTAGCCGCCCGTCGCCGAAGGCTGGTTGAAGCGGATGTCCTTGCCGCCGCGCGCATAAGCGATGAGCCCCGGCTCGAACTGCTCGACCCGGTTACCGTCGGCATCGACCACGGAGGGCGCGATGCCCTGCTGCGCCTCGTCGTCGCCGAAGACGATGGCGGTGACGCAGGCCTCGGTCTTCTTGCGAACCAGTTCGGCCACCTCGTAATCGTCGAGATCGCGCAACGACCGGATCACCGGCGCGCCCCAAGGAACGCCGCGCGCCTGCGTACGCTGCTTCTCGTAGACATGAGCGATCTCGGTCGCCGGGACCGGGCGGCTCTGCAGCCCGTTCTGCAAGGCGCCATAGGCATCGCCCGGATGTTCGGCATGAAGCCAGTAGGCCCGGCGCTTGCCAACCGGGTCGAACTCGATCCCCTGCACCAGCCGCCCTGCGCCGAGGGCACCGGACTTGGTGGCGTCGAGGAAGTCGGCTTCCAGCACCTGCAGCTGCAGCGGCACCGGCAGACCGTCGCTCGTTCGCCGCAAACGGCGGCGCACCAGCACCTCGCCCGCCTCGACCATTTCGCGGCAGATCAGCGTCTGCAGGCCGTAGAAGTCGAGCTGGCCGTCGGCATCGCAGTCCGCCGTCCAGCGCTCGAACAGCGCATCGACCTTCCGGTCGAGCTTGTCGTCGCCGCTGGCGGCGCGCGGCATGATACCCGCGCCGATGATGTTGTTCACCAGAACCGCCACGGCCTTGGCGGCATGGGGGTTGTTGCGCACCAGATCGCGCATCCGGTCCCGCAGCAGCGCCCCGGCGACGCCGATCTCGGTGTCGGCCGAGGATCCCGGCGCGCGCCAGCCCTCGGTCCGCCGCCCACGTGCGGCGCCGTCATAGCCCCGTGTCAGGGTCTCGAAGGCCTGACGGGCCATCACGCGGCGCGCGGCCATGCGCGGCGCCACGGTGGCGATGGCGTGATCGAACCAGTTCGCAGACATCAACGGTCCCCGCGCGAGAAGCCAGCCAACCCGGCCACGGGCAGCGGCCGTGTGGTGCCCGCGATGGCGCGCTCGATGGTCCGGATGCGGGCCAGCAGATCCTCGGCCGAGCCGTAATCGACGGACTTGCCGTCGTAGCTGACCCGGGTCGTGCCGCTGGCGTATGCGCGGCGCAGCGCCGAGAGCTCGGTTTCCGTCCAGTCGGTCATCTTCAGAACCATCCTCCGCGCCGCCCGAGCCAGTCGGAGCGGCGCTTGCCCTGCGGGGCTTGTCCCGGCCGGTTGATCTGCCCGGCGGGATCGGTGTCGGTGGGGGCGGCCCCGAGCTGATCCTCGAGGTCGCGCCATTTCTCGTCGGGCCAGCGGTCCGCGCCGGCGATCCAGGCGGCGGCGCGGGCGTAGACCCGGCAGTCCAGCGCCTCGTTGCGCTCGCGCAGCTTCTGCCATTCCAGCCGGGCGAAGCCGCGCTTGGTGCGCACCGTCACCAGCTGCTCGGCCACGAACTGCTTCAGCCATTCGTTCTCGACCCAGTGCGGCAGGTGAACCGATCCCGGCGGGAACGCCGCCCCGTCGGTCATCTCCTCGTCGGTCGGGCGCGCCAGCCGCAGGAAGCGGTAGGTCTCGGCCTTGAAGGTCGAGACCGCCACGGTCCAGAGCCGCGCGCCGCGACGCAGGCGTTTGCCGCCCTCGGTCGCGTCGACGAAGGTCGGCCCCGACACCGGGCTCGAACGGTTGAACCCCTCGACGCCTTTCACCGGGGAAACCTGCGCGAAGCCTTGCGCCCGCGACCAGGAATAGACCGCCGGGGCCTCGTAGCCGGTGTCGATGGCCAGCCGCGCGATCCTGAGATGCGCGCCGCGCTCGTGCGGCCACGACCTGTCCAGCAGCGCGGTCAGTTCCGACCACGCGTCATGCCGGTCCGGCCCGCCCTCGATCACGACGTGATCGACAAGCCAGCTTTCCAGCCCGCGCCCCCAGGCCCAGACATCGACCTCGATCCGGTCCTTCTGGACGTCGGCTCCGGCGGTCAGGAACAGCCCGCCTGCCGGCACCGTTCCGGATGCCCAACGCTCGCGCCGGTCGTAGAGCCGCTGCCAGTCCGGAGCTTCGCCGGTCTCGACCCATGTCTCGCCGAGGATGGTGTTGCGGAACGCCTTGATCGCCTCGTCCGACCCCTGTGCCGCGTCCCATGCCCGCACGATCCGCTCCCAGCTCAGCCAGCCGATCGGCGAATAGAGCGCGGAGAGGTGATACCCGACCGTGGTCGGATCGGCGGCCGTGGCGGTCGCCCGCCATTCGCCGCCCTCCAGCATCGCCGTCTTGTGGTGCTCCGCGATGGGCGTCTCGCAGCCCTCACAGTGATATTCCGCCGTCTCGGGGCGGCCCTTCTGCCAACGCAGCCGGTCGAACTTCAGCCACTGCATCGCCCCGCAATGCGGGCACGGCACGAAGAACCGCCGCTGGTCGCTGGCCTCGTATTCCCGCTCGATGCGCGACAGCCCCCGGATCGTCGGCGTCGAGACGAGGAACACCTTGCGTCGGTGCGCAAAGGTCAACGAGCGCGCCTCCGCCAGCGTGACCGGATCGCCTTCCTCGTCGGCCGATGCCGGATAGGCGTCGACCTCGTCGAGGAAGATGTACCGCGCAGGCGTGGAGCGAAGTCCGACCGCCGAGTTCGCGCCGGTCATGATCAGGATGCCGCCGGCGAACTCCTTCGACAGCATCGTGTTGCCCGCATCGCGCGAGCGCGCGGGCTTCACCCGCTCCCGCAGCTCGGGGCTCTCGTCGATCAGCGGGTCGATCCGCTGGCGCGAGTTGCGCTTGGCCAGTTCCACCGTCGGCTGGACCGCCAGCATCGGGCCCGGCGCCTGGTGGATCGCGAACCCGATCCAGTTGTTGCCCGCCTCGGTCGCGCCGACCTGTGCGGCCTTCATGAACACGATCCGCTGGGTGGGATCGCCCGGCGACAGCCGGTCCATGATCTCGCGCATGTAGGGCGTGCGCACCGTGCGATACCGCCCCGGCTCGGCCGAGGCGCGGCCCGAAAGCATCCGGTGCCGGTCCGCCCATTCCGAGACGGTCAGGTCGGGGTCTGGCCGCAGCCCGTTGCCCCAGGCGCGCAGGATTTCGCCCGCGCCGTCGAAGTCCGTCAGGCCATCGCCGTTCTCATCGGAAGTCGGGCCGGACCTCGGCGAGTTCGTCGAGGTGGGCGCGTACATGTTTCTCCAGGACCTTCTGCATCGCGGCTGGCTCCACGGTGATCTGCTGGCCCGTCGCGTCGCTGCACGAGGGCGAGAGCTCGGCCGCCATCAGCGCCGCCGCGCGCGCGGGCCAGTTGACCCACGCGTCCCGTTCCTCCCGCGCCAGCCGGAACACCAGCGCCAGCGCGCGGGCCCGCTCGATCAACTCCCCCTTCAGCTTCTGGAGCCGGATGCGCCGCTCCTGAGCCTTCAGCACCTCGTTCGCGGTCTTCGCCTGCAGAAAGGTGGTGCCGCCGCCGACGGCGGGCACGGCCAGACCCTGTTCGCGCAGCGTGTCGCCGACGGCTGTCACTGCCGCCTCGGGGACAGACTTCAGCTTCGGCGCTGGTGCCTTCCTCGTCTTCGACGGGTCCGTCGTCTCGGCCCGTCTGGTGTCGCTGGCGGCCGCGTTGATGCTGCCGTCCGGATAGAGAACCAGGCGCTCGGCTGTCTTCGCCTTCTGGATCGCACCGCGCGACAGCCCGACATGCGCGGCGTACTGGCGCTCGCTCATGCCCTGCATCGACGGCTCCGATTATCATTCAGATTCATGTGCTTATCGAGTTGATAAGCGGCGCGACCGGAGCGAACGTCCGTTCAGAAGGACGATGCAACTCACCAAGGAGCCACAACGATGACCACCCGCCTGAACCCGATCACCACCCCGCGCCACGAACTCCGCGCCGAGAAGGCGCGCCGAAACAAGGAAGCCGCGCTCGCCGCTTTTATCGGCAAGAAGGCCGAGATCGACGAGATGCTCGCCCGCCTGCAGGCGCTCAGCGACGACCATTTCAACTGCGCCCCCGACGAGGCGGGCTGGGCCATGGTCGGTACCCTCGAACACTACGCCAGCCTCTTGAAGCGCATCACCGACAGCGCCTTCGGCGAGGGCGAACACGCCCGCTGATCTCCGGCGCTGCCGGAACTCCCGCCGCGCGCCCTGCGCGGCTCGGGGTCGTAGAAGGCGCCGCATGACGCGGGCCCGAATACGGAGACGACCCCATGACCAAGCTTTCCGATACCCAAGCCATCATCCTCAGCGCCGCCGCCCAGCGGCCCGAGCACATCGCCTTGCCGCTGCCCGAAAGCCTGCGCGGCGGAGCCGCCGCCAAGGTGGTCGGCGCAATGCTCGCGAAGGGCTTCCTGCAGGAGGCCGACGCGGACATGCGCAAGGGCGAACCCGTCTGGCGCGAGACCGGCGACGGCCACGGCGTGACGCTGGCCGCCACCGACGCAGGCCTCGCCGCCATCGGCATCGAGCCGGAAGGCAGCGACAGCGCGCCCACGGGTGGCGACGCGACGCCGAACGCGGAGCCCGCGCCGAACACCGCCACAGAACCGGACCCCGCGCCCAAGACGCGGACGCCGCGCGAGGGCACCAAGCAGGCCACGCTGATCGCCATGCTGCGTGCGCCGGACGGCGCGACCATCGAGGAGATCATGGCCGCGACGGGCTGGCAGTCGCACACGGTGCGCGGCGCGATGGCCGGGGCGCTGAAGAAGAAGCTCGGGCTCGAGGTGACCTCGGAGAAGGTCGAGAACCGAGGGCGGGTCTATAGCCTGCCGCGCGACTAGCGCCGCGCACCACGCCAGTCGAAATGCCGCCGTCCCTCGGGGGGGCGGCTTCTTTGTCTCAAAGCGAAATGTTCCAGTAGTCGAGCACCTTGAGGACATCATCCCGAGGATAGTGCGGGCCAGCGGATGCTAGATCCTTGCGAATGGAGGCCTTCCTGCGGTCTGCCGCGTCCTTGATCCGCGCCGAGAACTTGGCCGTGCCGAGAGGGAGCGAGGGCCGATCAGGCTTCGGCCAGCTTTCCGGGTAAGCGTCCCAATCCGACCATTCCGCCACCTGCCGCGCGTTGTCTGCGACCTCCTCATGGTCACAAGACCAACCGTAGAGTTGCAACGCGCATACGCGCAGCATCATCTTTACTTCGGTCATGACGTCCGTGAATGCCTTTAGTGGCGTGGGGAGAAGGACCGTATTCGCCACGCAGGAAAAGAAACGCCGATCCTGCACCACGGCATTGCTGATCTGATAAGCGGCATCATCCACACCCCATATATGGCAGCATGACCAGTTCGGCCGTTCCCCGGCACGAAGGCCCAGTGCGAGCGTTAGAGCCTTGTTCGCGTGAATGTTTCCTTCGAATTTGTGGATGATCGCGCCCGTCTGCCGATTACGGTTCATCTGCGGCTCAGACCAGTTCGCCTTATAGAACAGGGCTCGCCGCGCGTGTTCTGGATACCAGACGGGAAGATACTCGAATGTTCGCGGATCGACCCATCTCGCAGTCCTCTCGATCAACCCCATCACATCTCCGAGGCCGAGCTCTCGCCGCAACGCCTCTAGCCCGTCTGGAAGCAAGTCGGCGGCGTCGCTATTTCCTTCTTCTTCTTGGTTCTGCAGCACTACAATCTCAATCCTAAATCTCTGGGCGGCAAATTAGATCAGCCGCTGTCTCCAACTCGGAGAAACCATAGGATCTGAATGGTATAGCGGCAACTTCCAAACCGCTTGGTGGTGTCGGCCTAACGTTGGTGTTCCTTGTCCATGGCGCATCGGATCGCCTCGAACACCCGCCGCAAGGCGAAGGAACGCGCTATCGACACGATAGTGAAGATGGCGCCCATCTTCAGGTTCTGCGCCAGCGTCGTGTGCAGGCCAAAGATCGGAAAGATCAGGATCTGCGTGACGACCGCGACGCCGTAGCCGACGATCACGTTGGCGACGGACTCGACCAGCGACATGAGGCGGGACTGCTTCATACCGCTGCCTCATCCATCGGCCAGCAGTTCAGCCGCCAGAGTTCGCAGCGCATGCGCCGCAACCAGGGGGACCACGCCGTTGCCACAGAGCCGAAGCCGGTCCACCCGGTGGGCCAGCCCATCAGCGCCTCGACGAACAGCGGGTTCAAGGTCCGGCGCGCATCGGAGGTATCGCTCCCAGCCATCGGCGTCACCAGGACCTGGCGGCCAAGCAGGCCGTTCACCGGGGTGTTCGCCAATGTCGTCGCCCCGTCCTTGTGATCCCGCGCCGTCGGCGTCATCCACATCCCGGCCGCATGGGTCAGGTCGGCTGTCCGCCGGTTGCCCGCGCTCGGCTTGCAGCCGTCGTTCGCCATCGGCGTCGGCCAGTCCCGCGCCAT